ACTCGATTGGTGGAAAGTTGCGCAGCTTTACGAAGAGGCGTAACAAAAAGTGTTGTTAATCCTTCGCGGGTTGGGGGCAACCCCAGCCCGCAAGGTTTTTTAGGAAAAAACATGGACATCCAGTGGTATATCAAAAAGTTTTATAAACCCGGATGGGACGAGTTCAAAAAATTAACTCCCGAGATGCAGGCCGACGTATCTCGGGACGCAAAGGAGGGGCTGGAAAAGATAGAGAGGGAAATCGCATGGGGGCAGCGGCGACGAGATCGGATGCTAGAGCAGGCAGAAGACTTTGATACTAGATACCGTTTAAGGCAAGAGGGGGTGAATCTCGCACCCGCCCCATTACCAAAACCCGAGGATCTTTCGCCATACAACGACTTGCGGGAGCAGGTACGGAAGACGCCAATTTGGACTAGAAAATTGCCGCCTGAAGGAATGACGGTTAGCCCTGCGAAAACGCACCCAGTGAGAACATACCTGAAGGATTTCGCCAAGTTTAGGGAGAAGGCCCCACCCGAAATGCAACCGACACTGGAGCGAAGGGGGAAAAGGGACTACGGAGAACTCCAAGAGAGGTCTAAAAGAAGAGATGCCGCTTGGTGGGCGAAGATGAACAAGCAGACCACCGAGAGAGAAAAACGAATGGCACAATACGATAGAGTCGAGGACGCAGAATTTAAAAGGAAGAGGGCGGCAGAAGACAGAAAGTATAAAGAAATAATGGCGGGTATACGCGCAAATAACGAAAAACTAAAGAGAATGGGACTTTTGTAAGGAAAAGAAATGTCCAAATATGACGATGAGAGCGATGCTGATTCTGCGATGCGAAAAGCAAGAATAGCAGCCGATCAGAAAGGGCAGTTGCGCGAGTTTGAGCAGAAGGTGCTTCGCATACAGAGGGATTTAATGGCTCGCGGTATGCCCAAGGAAGATGCTAGGGCGCAGGCCGAATACACAGTGGAACAGGAACATTGGGCAGGGAGGGAAGGGCGTCCTACAGAGGAACTTCCAGATATGTACCAAGACCGAATAAGAGAGGGACAAGGGAGTGAGAACAGGCATTGGGGCGATAGATACGGACAAAACTAAGGAGAAACACATGCAGGCGACACGAAGACAATTCGATCAGTTACTACAGATGTTAAAGGGAACCAAGTTGCCCATTAGTTTGTTGCGACTTGTAGAGTCTGGAAACAACTATAAGAAGCCCATCTTTGGTGGTGGATTTATGAATGGGCCAGAGTTGATTCCGGTATTAGTTTCGTGGGAAGCAGCGAAGCTAGACAAGACAAAAACAGTATCCACCTATAACGAGTACCTTAATTATCAGGACGTTGAGGAAAAGGTGATTGAGGTAAAGCCGGTTGAGAAGAAGGTTTCCAAGGTAGTCCGCAAGAAGAAGGTAGCCGCTGCACATGGCTGAATCCAGTCTATCAATTCAGTACAGTGATCTTAGGCGTGAGATCGGCATGGAGGTTGGCTATGATCGCGATCCTTCTAATTGGACTACCCAACAGGTAGACGATGTAGACTATATCATCAAGCAGGCTTTGAGATCGGTGTATCATCCACCGCCACTTCCCAATGAGGCAATTGCCCATGAGTGGTCCTTCATGCGTCCCACTACTACGATTACTACTACTGCAACGGATACTACAGGGACGGTGACTGTGGCTAGTGGCGTGGTGACGTTGGCAGCGTCCACTTGGCCCTCTTGGTTGGCCGAGGACGCTACATCCGGCGAGATTGTAGTGGGTGGTAGTACATACCTGATAGACAGCTATCAAAGCACTACACAGGTAACGCTAGCAGACACGGGCGTTACTGCTACTGCGGGTTCCTCGTATACCCTTCGCAGGCGTTGGTATTTGCTGCCTGACGACTTTGCCGGGATCAACGGCCCCATAACGTATGAATCGGACTACAGCATTGGAACTGCCATACAAGAGCGTTCTGAGGCCGATTTGAGGGTGGCACGACAGAATGACAATACTGCCACAAAGCCCTTCTATTTTGCCATATCGCCCAAGGCAGAGGTTGAGAGTACCCATGCAGGGCAGAGGTGGCGAATAACCTTCCATCCCATCTCAGACGCCTCATACGTCTTGAGATACAGATATAATCGCTCGCCTGAGAAGATTAGTTCTACAAACCCCTATCCTTTAGGTGGTGAATCTTTGGGCGAGGTGATCCTATCTTCTTGCCTTTGGGAAGCGAATAAAAGGCTAGATGACGGGAATAAACCGGGCTTGAAGCAGGAATTTGTAGAGAGATTGGTTGCAGCAGTTCACCATGATAGGCGACAATTCACACCAGACTCACTTGGCCCCAACCTTGATCCAAACACCCGACAAGACAATTACGACACTAGCCCAGGAACATCGGGCCGCAATTTTTACTACGTTAAAATCAATGGTGTAATACCAGGACTATAGGAAAAAGAAATGGCATACGGACAATATGTATCCATAGACGTAGACTTGGACTCTACTCTTGCAGACACCCCTGCGATTGCAGTTGGCCCATTTGAAGCGGGAACAATCATCTGCCCTGCCTCAATGACGGGACAGACTATCAACTGTTATGTATCGGACTCAGAGACGGGAACGTATAGGGTTCTCTACGATTCTGACGGTTCTACGGCGATTCAGATTATAAATGCAACTCAACAGGAAGCACAGAAAATCCCCACCGCAGCGTTGGATGGGGTTGTGTGGTTGAAACTATTGCCAGCAACAGACGATGTTTCTGGTGTTAAACTAACTTTTAACTAGGAGAGTATTTGTGAGCGGCCACAGAATGACAGCGGATTTACTGAAAGCGGACTTCGATCAGGGCGATCCTGGCGATGCTGGTAGCATTACCGCTACGGGCAACTGGACGGTTGTAGAGTTGGTTACTACTGGTGCAGAGACTCGCACCCTGAAAGATCCTGTAAAGTCCGGCCAAGTAATTATCCTCACACTGAAGACGGATGGTGGGAACTGTGTTGTTACAGCCGAGACTGCTTGTAACACTACGGGGAACAACACCATTACCATCGGTGACGCCGGTGATGTCGTTGTATTGACAAGCATCCCGAACGGAACCAGTGGATACAAGTGGATTATTACTGCGAATGATACCGCAGCACTTAGCACAGTGTAATCATGGATCATGGCAAAAGAACGTCAGATTTCCTTATCTTGGCCCGCAAAGGGTTTGGACAAGAGGGGGGCATACGAGCAACAAGCCCCGTATTCCACACCCTCTGCGCTGAATGTTTGGAGCGATGATCGGACTGAAGGCCGGGAGCGTGGCGGTAGTCGCCCCGGCTTGGGTAAGGCGTTCGCCCAACAGATAAGCGGGACTTCCAACCCGATATTTCTGTTGGAGACTCTACTGTACGTCGAGGACTCTGAGCGAAAGACAGAGTTGTTGGCATCTGCCAACGGCGAGTTGTGGTATCAATCTAATGCCTCAACGATGACAAAGGTTGCCAACGGCAAGGACGGCAGTTCGGGAACTCTTCCAACTCTAGGCACGGGCAATCTTCTTACGGGTTGTTCTCTGGGCAACAAACTTTACATCGGGGACTATGGCGATGGGGTTTGCAGGGGTACAGATGGGGTAATAGCCTCTGACGGTGTGAGTTTTACTTCTTCTAGTGTGGGCAATTTTGCCGCCTTATCGCCCGCTGTAGACAAGGACGATCATTGTCTTGTTATTACCGGGCGTGGCCCAGGGACAAATGAAGTTCAGGAAATAGCGATAGACGGAACACCGACTGGGGGAACTTTCTACCTTAGTTACCGTGGTGCAAGGACTGTGGATTTGGATCACGACGCTAGTGCCGCAACCATACAAACCGCCCTTCTGAACTTATCTTCTATTGGGAAGGATGATAGCGGAAATAACAACATATCCTGTAGCGGTGGAGCCTTGCCTGGAACACCGGTTAAAGTCACATTTCAAAATGATCTCAAGTGGAGCCTGCGATCACTTATACGTCCCACCAGCGATGATCTTACGGGTGGGGGGTGTGATGAGGTTCAGACAATTTCTTCAACCGCCACAGGTGGGACATTTGCCCTACAGGTGGTGGTTGGTGGTGCTGTCGAGACTACCCCGCCCATAGCGTATGACGCCAATGCTGCGACGGTTGAATCCAACATAGAGGGTTTGTCTATTGTCCCATCGGGTGAGGCAACCTGTAGTGGTGGTGCCTTGCCGGGAACGCCGGTAGTTGTCACGTTCTCAGGTTCACTTGGCAGTAAAGATATTGCTATTATGGCGGTGGATAATGCCGGTTTGGGATGCGAGGCAAGTGGAGTGGTAACGGTGGAAGAGACTACTAAGGGCATAAATACGGACGTTCGTGTTAGCCGAAATGTCCGTGGTGATACAGACGGAACAGTCACTGGCTCGCATGAAATTGCTAGTGTCTCTAGCACTACAATTACGTTTGCGACAACACCAAATGCCGAGGGTACTACGGGGCTAGAGTTTCGTATAGTCCGCACAATAAAGGTATATGATCCTGATGACGATACTCTCAGGCCCGTATTACAGGATTGGGCCAAGGGTTCTGTTCCAACGAACTGTACCGCAATAACTACATGGCGGGATCG